GCGGTCTCTGGGCTGGTCTTGATCAACATTCCAAGATCCTCAAGCGTCTTAGCCTCGCGCTCCTGGCCTGAGTTGCGGTAAGCTGTGGCCTGCTCGGTAAGCAATTGCTGAGCAATCTCAGGCTTACCAGATTCCAACGCAGCATAGACCTGGGTCGCTTGCCCCAAACGTGAGTCTTTCTGCTCAGTACTGAGAACATCATACGTGCGCTTAAAGTTCTCACTCAGGCTTGGGTACTTGACCATCATGCTAGCCAAGGCAGATGGTGTAGGATTTTGTGATAAAGCGCCGAGGTCTGACTCCATCTGAACTTGCGTCTCACGCGCCTTCTGAAGATCAAGAGCTTTCTGCTCTGCCAGATTCCGCTGGGACATCATATTGCCGATGTTGAGAGCATTTTGAACGCCACCCATGACTGACTGTGTCGGGTCAGGGACGTTGAGCATGTAGTTGAATGGTTGTGCCATGATTAAAATACCTTCATTGCTTTGAGCGTGGCGACATTGCCGATGGTACCACCGATGTTGCCCCACATCTGCGCTTGAGCTTGTCCAGAAGCTAGAGCTGCTCCGGCCGCAGCCTGGCCTTGTTGTGTCAACGCATTACCGATGTTGGCGCCAGTTTGTTGGGCGGCTGCGGCTTGACCTGCAGCTGAAGCTTGACCAAGACCCGAAATGGTACCAAGTTTGCTGAACTGAGACTCGATCAACTGGCTTAGTAGTTGTGGCCTGAACTGACCCAAGGTGGCCTGAACATTACCACCACGAAGTCCGCCAGTTGCCGAAGCATTTTGCAAAATGGCATTCTCACCTTGGCGCATCATTGACGTGAACTGCGGGGACTGCTCAAGAGCTTTGATAGCTTGCTGTTGAGCTCCAGACCCAGACAAGCCAAGAAGTCCCTGCTGCCCAGCCAGAGCATCTTCACCGGCCTGCGAGTATGGTGATAAAAGTTTCTGGACGGCGTCGAATTGGCGACGCTGCTCAGCAATAGATGCTTGGCTTGCCTCAGTTTGCGCGCCGGCAGCTGATTCAGCGGCATCCTTCTGGGCATTGCTTGACATGACCCCAGTGATGACTGAGCCTGCCACCACAGCTGTTGCGATTCCGCTCATTTGGATTCTCCTTCGATTAAATTGATGCCCGAAAGGGCAAGTGCTTGGCGGTAGTCAATCGTGACCTCTTCACCCTGGCCACCACCGGCGCAGCCAGCAATGCGGTGTGTTGCCACGAGCCAGATGACGTCCTCATCATCTTTAACGAACTTGGCATTGGGTGTCTTAGAGTGATTAGTGTATCTGCCGGCAGGTGTACGGTAGCCTAAGACCCGGGCTGGGGCCAGAACTTCACCGGCTTCCGCAGGTGAACTGAGGAATACGCCCAGACCTTCGATGGGCGACGGGCGAATGGTCAGCTTGGTACCAAACCCATCTGGCATCTGGATCTGGTCATGGGGGTTTTCTGACTGAGAGCGTACAACATCTGGTGTGAAGCCGGCAAGGCGCGCTACAAGTTCAAAGTCTTCACGGTCCTCACGACGGTGGTATGACTCAAGCTGCTTGGTGGCTTCAGCGTGGGCTTGCCATGTGGAACTCTTGTCGAGGAACATCGATTCGAGCTTGTCGATGTCACGCTCATCGGTGGCGTAGACGTTCTGCCAAATACAGGTCTCGAGCACGTAGCCGAGCTTACGCCCAGGCTTGCCCACGAAGATCATGGGCGCTCGCAACACCTTGGGTTGCCCATCGTCACCGACCATGGCAACTGCACCAGTCAGCATGATGTTGAGGTGCTCGAACCGCTGCGCGTGGCCAATGGCCAGAGTGCCAGCAGGCAGGGTGACTTCTCGAATGTAGATGCCAGGGCCAAAGTGGTGGACGACCGGGCATTCGACCTGTGGAAGGTCTAGCAAGTGGGATTCCACCTGCTCAATCTTGGCAGGGTCCACAATACTGTGGGATTTGGCTTCAGCCAGCATTCAAACTCTCCTTCTCAGGGCGGTATGAGCTGCTGGCTGCTCGTTAGGCTCAGCTGCTGTGGCATCTAGTACCACAGGTGGCCAGATACTAACACGAATCTGGCCACCTTGTAAACCATCAGGTTATTTCACGACCCGAGGCTGAGATAGTCAAAGCTGAGGCTGTGCCAGCTAGTGTGGAGATGAAACCACCCGGCTCAAGAACCTGGCCCACAAGTTCTGGGCAGGTATAGGTTTCTTTTGGAGCCAAAGTCCTGGACTTGACAACAAGATTCTGGTCCCCAGCAGAATCTGCCACAGCCACAAGATTTGTGCTGAATACCACATTGCCTGCCGACGTATTAGTGACGGTAAACTTGTCGATAATACACTTGACGTTGTCGGCTGTGTATTGCGTTGTCTGAGTGTCCTCCGCCTGCTTGCGCGGAATGATGTTTTTAACTGTGACTGCCATGATGGTTCTCCTATTGGAATGAAACTTGGAAGGTTTTAGACGCGCCGGATCTGTTCTCTACTTTGATCACGCCGGCTTGAACTGCTATGGTAACGTTGCCATCTACTCCTGTCGTCCCAGTGACATCTGTCGTGACCACTGCAACTGAAGCACCCACCGCTGTCGATGTCTTTAGAATTGTCAGCGACCCGCCTGAGTCGTACCAAATCATCGCGCTGCGAGTGTTGTCAGGGAACGTGTTGTCTCCATTACATGTGACAGTGGCAAAACCACCGAACCTGGGCGTAGTGAAGATACCAACGGCGTCGTCTGCTATTGTCAGACGAGGTATCAGCTGCTCAATAGTAGTTGCGTGTGGGTTGGATGTATTGCCAATGTGGGCGTCAAGTTCGGCTTGAGTAGCCATATCAGCTGCAAATCCCGGGTTTGGGTACGTACCGCTTAGCACACCGCCGGCCGCACCAGTTGGGGCAGCGCCAGTCACGGCTATGGTGATAGCCCCGTCAGCATTTGTGATAGTGACATTGGTTCCTGGTGTTAAGTGTGTTGACTCCCAGCGATTTTGTGACGCGTCGTAAATTAGGACATCTCCAGCACTTGGAGTAGGTGCATGCACATCATCCGAATCTCCAAGTTTCATACCGACAGACATTCGCATAAAGATCGAACCATTGCCCGTTCCGGCAATAACGACAACGGCTTGCGGCGTCTTCAACTGAGGGGCCGGTGGTTGGAGGTTTGTCATACCTCCTGGAGTTGTTGGGCTGAAGTAAAGCAGGTCTCCCTCAGACCAACTCTCTCCGTATGGAGAGCCTGTTGTGTTGATGTTCCTGATAAGGCCGAAGCTTGTTACGTACCCAAATTCATTTGGCGCAATGTCCTGAGTGGCAACCCCAATCATAAAGTGGGCTGGAATGGACCCATCTGCTACCGCCTTAGCGATCGTCAATTTACCAGAAGCCACAACAGAACCGGTTGCCATGACTGATTGGCCATTGTTGATGGTTGCGCCGGATGTATTCTTGGCGTAGTAGTGTGTTTCTTGACCAACTTGAAGAACCACACCATTGAACAACCCCATGTCCAAAGTTCCATCATCGGAATTCCACTGAAGCCGGCGCTCTTGCGTAACATGCGGGCCATCGAGCGGAAAGTCAATGTAGTCAGCTTTTACAGACGGGTCTTCTTTTTGAACTGGCGACGTAACTAGCATCTCCAGCGATTGAGCGACACGGTGCAATGCATCGATGGCCTCACCGGCTTTTAAATCTGCTGCTGCGATGTTAATGCCAAGATCTTGTGTGAGGGCCGAAAGAAAATCTAATGACGACTGGGCCTTGGCGTCAGCAGTTCCGGCATTGATGGATGCCTCTTGGAGTAGGCTGACAAGTCTGGCAATTTCAGCTGGCGTCAACTCTCCTGCTACAATAAAGAGCCTCTCAAATCGCTTGAGAACCTCGTGGTTTTTCAGGAACTCAGCTAGCTGGTCACGTGATAAAGGTTTAGGGTCTGCCATGTCACACCACCAAAGGTTCTAATCTAGCTTCAAGACGAGCTGCCGAAATAAATGCACGGCTGTCGCCACAGAATCGTTGTACACGCCAATTGCGCATGTGGCCTTGTTGTAGCCAGGTGATTCGCTTTAGTCGGTCCCCACGCTTGCCTACTTTGACAAACTTAGGCTGGCTCCAAGTCTCACCATCAACCGAGTACGAGGTGCTGATGGACGGGTCTGAGCCCAACTCAACACGACCAGTCAGGCACACAAGTTCAAGTTCATGGAATATGGCACCTCGACCTTCGTTGTAGACAACCAATGTGCCAAACTCCCAACGTACAACGTCACCGTAGTGGGACGCGAGTTCATTCGTCAAATAGCCAAGTCGGTTTGACGTAGGGTCTGAGCAGAGCCATTTGTCATAACACCATACAAGATCCTTGGCCAAGTACTTGCTGAACCCGTCAACTGATGAGGTCAACGTAAACCAAACTGGTTCGCCAAGTACTTGTGAGGCAACACCATCATAGACCAGGGTTCGATCAGGTAGGTGGACGAGTAGATGCTGGTGGGACTTATCTACTCGAACTTCCATCAGTGCCTCAGCCAGTTCGTCTTCAGAGTATCCTTGGAGGACTATGTCAATCTCTTGAGTTGCCAGCTTGGCTGTTGTAGCATTGGTCCCAAGGTAAATGCTTGGGGATTCGTTGCGTCCACTTCCAATGAAGGCAACGGCATCCAAGAACACACAGCACGCGTGAGTCCCAACAACCCCTCGTTGGATTTGAGCGCCCTCAATTCGTTGGAACGGGAAGAAGTCTCCACCAATGTTGTCAAAAACTTCGATTGTGTATCGGTTAAGGGCGTACACCTCATTGCGCAGCTTGAGCAACGCGACTACCGGGTCAGGATCAGCTTCAGAGCTCCCGTATTTTAGCGGGTTGACAGACAATGGGTCATTCAACTCAGTGACCACAAGCGAGGTCCCATCAGTTGTCATGAAGTAGCCATCCACCCAGAGCATGTCAAGAACAGTGCCCAGGTCTCTGTCAGTGACTTGCGTCAAAGCAGTGCCACTCCAATAATAAAGCCGCCCGCCCGAAGCTATCGCAAGACGATCGAATGAGTAGTCAAAGGTCACTTGGCCACCAGAGCCAACGCCGCCAAGTTCTACAACCGCCCCGTCATTTTCGATGCGGACTAGCTTGCTGCCCATCACACGGTAGCAAGCGCCTTTCCAGTTGATTCCGCCTCGACCAATTGATGGTCCAACACTGTGCTCAACAACACCGTCGGCCGGCCGGAGATAACCATTGCTGATACCCTGCTCTTTAGGAACTGGGACCATATTGACAGGGTACGAGGTGCGAAAATCAGCGACCCCGTCCGTGTAAATTCCATTCAGGATCGGGATTTGCATGTTGGCTCCTTACCCGACGCGGTACCAACGGCTCAGCACAGAATCAAACCGAAGTCTGAAATACGCGTTGGCAGCAAGAGTAGTAGGAGCACCGATGACTGTGGCGCCATTGCCTGATATGGTCAACGTGGTTACAGCCTGTGTGCAGTTGACAAGGATCTCTTGACGGTCGACACAGTTGGCGACAACTGGCAAGACTAGTGTACCAGCAGCAAAACCAGCAGTCGGTGTAAGCACCAACCAAACGCTGTCGGCATCATTGTTGACTTGAACACTAAAGCCTGTGGCAGCCGGTGCG